ATGATACCCATCTCCGCTATTAGCTGAAGTTAAACAAAGTATTCGCATCTTATATCTTTTTGGTTGTCAAATTGGGTTATGTTTTCTAAACGTGTGCCAAAAACTGGCATTATTGGAATACATTGTGTAGAAGCGTTACCGCCATTAGAAGACGGCATACATAAAATACATACCCCATTTGGCGATAACTTTATTACTCGTGAACTTATAGACACAATAGGTGGTTACAATACCGAGTATGACCCATACGGAATGCAAGATGCAGATTACGGAGAACGTGCAACTATTACAGGCTTTACTAATTACTACTTGCCAGATATGAGCTCGGAACACATAGGACACGATGTCGGCAACGGCACGGAATATAGACGAATGAAAGACGAAAGCTTGGCACGGGCGCAAAGCGTGTGGGATAAATACCAAGACATATACCATAACCAAAAGAATATAAGATGCGAATACTTTGTATAACTTCTGCCAACTCGGGTGTAGGACTGCACCGAATAATGATGCCGATAGTACACTTAGAAAAAGAGTACGCACTTATTACCGATGTATTGAATGACGAAATACTTGAGCAAGGTTGGGATATTGTGTTAATGAATAGAATGCTTAACGAGATAGATGCAAAGCAAATGGACACCTGGCGCACTAAGTATGGCTTCAAGTTAGTAGTAGACAATGACGATTACTGGGAACTTAGCGAAACGCATCTATTGTATTACAGGTACAAGTACAATAACATAGGCAAACAAATTACCGATTACTTAGAGATTGCAGACCTTTGTACCTGCACTCACGATAGATTAGCAGGAGAGATAACCCTATTTAATAAAAACGTTCACATATTGCCAAACGCACTTCCTTACGGGCAGGAACAATTTACAGATAACAAGACCGAAGATTACAAAGTAAGATTGTTTTGGAGCGGTAGCGGAACGCACGAAAGGGACTTAGATATTATTAGGCAGCCTTTTAAACGTCTGCAAGGTATGAACATAAGAACTGTAATAGCAGGTTACAATGACGGGGAGAAGCCTATATGGGATAAAATGATAGACGCTTTTACTTGCGGACTAAAGCTTAATCCTACGATTTACAACTATGCTAAGGTTACGGAATATATGGGTGCTTATACGGATAGCGATATTTCAATTATCCCATTGGTAGATAACAAGTTTAACGCTATGAAGTCAAATCTTAAAGTATTAGAAACGGCTTCTAAAAAGAACCCTGCCATAGTTAGCCACGTCAATCCTTACTTAGATATGCCCGTGCATTACGTTAAAAGCCAGAAGGATTGGTATAAACATATACGAGATTTAGTAAGCGATGCGGATATGCGTAAGGAAAGCGGACAAAAGTTATTTGAGTTCTGCCAAAAGAAGTATAACTTTGACGAGATAAATTTAGACCGAAAGTATATTTATAGTAAACTATGCCAGTAATAAAATGCTCAAACGGGAAATATAGAATAGGCTCAGGCGGTTGCGTTTATGAAACCGAGGAAAAAGCAATGCAAGTTTGGAAGGCTATTCTTGCAGGTGGCAAGTTTGCCGAGAGCTATACCGACTATCCTGAAAGCGCAACTAATAACGCAAAGAGGGCAATAGAATGGGCTGAGAAAAATGGTTGGGGTTCTTGTGGAGAAGCAACTGGAAAAGCAAGAGCAAGGCAATTAGCAAATCGTGAGCCAATTAGTAGAGATACGATTTCCCGTATGGCTTCGTTTAAAAGACATCAACAACATAAAGACGTTCCTTATAGCGAAGGTTGTGGTGGATTAATGTGGGACGCTTGGGGTGGGACATCAGGTGTAGAATGGGCGATTAATAAACTAAAAGAAATAGACAATAAATAATTTGCATAGTTAATTTTTTTAAACAATTATTATTAATCAACGAAAAAATTAATGGGGAAACTATGCAGAAACACACACAAATATACTTGCAGGGAATGGGGTATAAAACAACCGACTTCATTCCTTGCGAAGTGTGTGGCTCACAAGCGGTAGACATACATCATATTGAGGCAAGAGGTATGGGTGGCAGTAAAGACAAAGACACGATAGAAAACCTTATGGGTTTGTGTAGGAAATGCCACATAGAATACGGAGACAAAAAACAATATAAAGAGTTTTTAAAAGACATACACGCAAAGAATTATGGCAAAAGGTAACGAGAACAAGAACAAAATTTCATTTGGCAAACGCAAAAGAGGGTCTGCAAAGAAGTCCTTTAACAAGCATACGCCAAGAGAAAAAGCTTATAGAGGACAAGGCAGATGAGAAAACTAAACGCTATATGGCTACTCCTTACGCACAAAGCGTACTTCCTTGCGGTATGTAAGACGGGTAAAAACGGAGATGATATGACCACGATAGGACACTACACCTATGCAATGGCAGAAACTTTAATTAACAAACATATAGCAGACGTAGACACTTACCTTGACCAAGAAGATGCTTTAGATGAAGCCAACGACATAATTAACGGAATACTATGATATTACTATCAAGCCAAATTGAAAGCATTGCATCACGCAAAGACAAAACAATAAAGCTAACAATAGCAACACAAGAACTAAGTCCTAAAGATGCAGCTTCTCTTTTCCAACTTAACCAACAGTTTTGCTATTTAGCAATTAAAGAAGAGCCGTTTAGCAAAGAAGAGCAAGACGTAGTAGAAAACCTAAAGGCTGACCCCGACACCTTTAAAACACCAAGTCAAAGATTAAGGGGCATCTTATACAAGACATACGAACAAGACAACGAAGGCTACAAAGATTTTAACACATATTACCTTTCCGTAATGGATAGGATATGCCAACACTATAAAAACAAGATAGATGGGTAGGTTTAAACTTATAGAGACACCAGAATTAATGCTGCAATACTTTACCGAGTACGCAGAATACTGCAAAAGCAATCCTATTAAAGTACACGACTTCGTAGGTAAAGACGGAGATGAAGTTTATAGGTTAAGGGAGCGACCTTTGACAATAGAAGGATTTGAGAACTTTTGCGCAGACAAAGGAATTATAGGAGATTTAAGCCATTACTTTGCTAATACAAATAATGCTTACGCAGATTTTTTAACCATCTGTTCGCATATTAGGAAAAAAATAAGGCAAGACCAAATCGAAGGTGGTATGGCAGGTGTTTACAATCCAAGCATAACACAAAGATTGAATAGCTTAGTAGAGAAGTCCGAAAACAAACACGAAGTAAGTGAGATTAAAATAACTTACGATAGATAATGCAGACAGTAGGCTTGAAGTTACATAACCCACACCCAGCGCAAAAGCAAGTACTTGATTGCGACAAAAGGTTTATTGTAATGATGGCAGGTAGAAGGTTTGGTAAGTCCTTGATTAGCCAAACGATAAGCATAGAAACTGCGGTTAATAAAAAGCGTGTAGCTTACATTACCCCTACTTACCAATTAGGCAAGATATTCTTTAAGGAAATAGTAGACCTATTACCATTAGAGATATACTCTAAAAACGAAAGCGACCTTGTTATTACATTCATAACGGGTGGGAGCATACGTTTCTTTACGGGCGAAAGGTTAGACAATCTGCGTGGTCTTAAGTTTCATTTAGCAGTAATAGACGAAGCTTCCTTTATACCTAACTTAGAAGATGGGTGGCTTAACTCAATAAGACCTACCTTAACGGACTACAAGGGTAAGGCTATATTCTTAAGCACCCCTAAAGGTAAAAACTACTTCTTTAGTTTGTTTAGCAAAGCCGAACCCGATTGGCAAAGCTTTAAATTCACTACATACGATAACCCTTACATAGACCCGAACGAAATAGACGATGCAAGGAAGCAGCTTCCTGAAGTTGTGTTTGAGCAAGAGTATATGGCAAACCCTGCCGAGAACGCAGCTAACCCTTTCGGTAGCCAACATATTCGAAAGTGCATACACCCAGTAACAACAATGCCGGTAGTAGCTTATGGGATTGACCTTGCCAAGTCGGTCGATTGGACTGTAATAGTAGGCTTAGACGAAGACGGAAACGTGGCTTATTTTGACCGCTTTCAAATGGATTGGCACAATACCAAGCAAACTATCCTTAGGCTGCCTAAATGCCCTATCCTTGTCGATTCTACGGGGGTTGGCGACCCTATCCTCGAAGACCTACAAAGAGAAGGGGTAATGATACAAGGCTTAAAGTTTACAAGTTCAAGTAAGCAGCAGCTAATGGAAGGCTTACAGGCTGCCATACATCAAGGTAAGATAGGCTACCCTGAAGGGATAATAAGCCAAGAGTTAGAAGTATTTGAATATATGTACACGGCAACGGGGGTTAAGTACTCAGCACCTTCAGGCTTCCACGATGACGCCGTAATGGCTTTGGCTTTGGCTTGGCAGAACTTCAGCCTTAAACGTGGCACGGGTAGGTATGCCTTCCTTTAATTACCGCTTATCCTTGATATTTACCGCTCATCACAATTTTAAAAAAAAGTTTACCCATTTGATTGTTGAATGTTAAAAGGTTGTAGATTTGATATATCAATTAACCACAAACACAAAACACAATGGTACATTTAGTAAAATCAAACAAAAAAAACATAATCGCTTTAACTGAAAAGATTAAAGAGCAAAAGGTACATTTAAGTTTATTCCCAGAAGATAAGTATATGGCAGCCGTTATTCAAATGAATGAAAGGACTTTGGAATTTCTTATAAGCATAAAGAAAAAATAATTTAACCATAAAAACCAAACACAATGAAAAAAGAAACCGCACAATTTTTAGCCGTATTTTTAGTAGCTTGTTACCTTATTGGACAACTTCAAGACATCTACTCAAAATGATTTACGCTATCTGCTTCCTGCTAATTGCAACAGGCTTTGTAATGGCAGCATTAACCGATTACACAATTAAACACTATGACCCAACTAAGCAAAGAATACATAGACAAGTACTACGCAAGTGAGCCTATTAGCATTATGATGAATAACATTGATGCTACCTACCTTGAGATACTAACGTACTGCAAAAGCAAAGGCTACGAACCTGCCAAGCGCAGATTAAGACGAGAGCCGAGCAGCTTTAAGATAGGACACTTTGATATTGATAACTACAAACCCGAAACAATATAATTAGAACTATAATTCTAATTCTTATAAAAAAAGCTATTTAAAAACAATTATTTAATTAAATTAGAAACATATTTCCAAAAACAAATAACCTATGAAAACAATAAAAATATTAAATCAAATCGTTATAAAGTATGAGCAACGAAAAGCTAATTTGAATAGTATAAAAGTAGATGCTATTAAAAGCCAAGTAACAATAACTGGTGTATGGACTCCAAAAACTAATTAACCTATGAAACTATATACAGAAGAACAAGTAAATAAAATTGCAACTCAATCAATGAGTTTTGGAAGTTATGATAACTCCATTACACCAATTGAGATACTTGATAATGAAAACATATACACAGAACAACAAATAAAAGAAACATTAAAAAGAATGGGACTTGATTTGTTAGTAAATGAATTTTTGAAAAAAGCTGAGCCAATAGAATTTAACCAAAACAAATAACCTATGAAAAAGAAAACATTCGCTCCAGTGGTGGTAGCTAAAGAAAAACAATACGTTGTATTGTGCAATGATGATTTATGGGTTGTAGGTACAAAACAGGATATAATTAATGATTTTAATGTAGATCCTGATGCATACATGAATGAGAACAATGATGTTAAAATATATGAACTTGGTCAAGAAGTACCATTTACACTTGTTGAACCAAAACTAACATTTTAATTATGAATGTACTCATCTACGATATAGAAACACTCAAGGAGTTATTCCTTGTAGTTGTGTACAAGCCAGACACAGATGTTACATATGAATTTCAGGTGAGTAGATGGACTAATCAATTAGATGCATTCATTAGATTCACAGAAGAACATGATGAGCATTATTGGGTAGGGTATAATAATCTACGCTTTGATAGTCAAGTGGTTGAGCATGTGCTCAGGAACTATGAACACTGGCATGAGATGAGTGGGTTAGAAATATGTGCCATCATAGCACAGAAAGCTGCAGATACTATTCATGATGCAAACTATGATGTATTCCCTGAATACAAAGAAGAATGGTTGAGCCTAAAACAATTGGATCTGTTCAAGATTAATCACTATGATAACAAGAATAGACGTGTGAGTCTGAAGAGATTGGAGTTTGAGATGGACTTTGAGAACATTGAAGAGATGCCTATACATCACTTGAAAGAGAACATGACGAAAGAAGAAGTCATTGAGACTATCTACTATTGTCACAATGATGTACAAGCAACTTATGAGTTCTACAAAATAACCACTGGTGATACAGAACATCCATTGTATAAGGGTAACAATCAAGTGGAGCTTAGACAAGATATATATGAAGAGTTTGGTATTCATTGCTTAAACTACTCTGATTCCAAGATTGGTGATGAGATGATTAAGAAATATTATTGTGAGCAGAAGAACATACAATATTCTGATCTTCCAAAAAAAGGACTATTCAGAACAGATGTAAAGCTAAGAGACTGTATTGCTGATTATGTAATATTCCAGACACCAGAGCTACAAGCTTTCTTAAAGAGAATTAGCAAAGAGCGTCTTACAATGAAGGATGAATTTAAAGAATCATTAGAATTTTATGGAAACACATACACATTTGCAAAAGGTGGTCTTCATACTGAGAACAAGCCTAAAGTATTTGAAGCTGATGATGATACCCTTATTATTGATTGGGATGTTTCTAGCTATTATCCTGCCATTATCATTAATAATGGTAGATATCCTGGTCATTTGGGTTCTGAGTTCCTTAGAGGATACAAAACCATGTTTGACAAAAGACTTGAACTCAAGCCTTTGGCAAAGAAAGACAAGAAGATTAAAGGAATTGTTGGTGCTCTTAAACTGGCTGTTAACTCTGTATATGGCAAAAGCAGTGATATGCAGTCTTGGATATATGACAGACAATTAACTATGTTCACCACTATTACAGGTGAATTGAGTCTTCTCATGCTCATCGAAGCATATGAACTAGCTGGTATACATGTTATATCTGCAAATACAGATGGTGTCACTGTTATGGTGACAAAAGATCTTGTTGATAAGATGCATGAGCTTAATAAGTGGTGGATGGAAATAACACAATATGAGCTAGAACGCACTGATTATCAGAAGATTATATTCTCAACAGTAAATGACTATTTAGCAATTAAAACAGATGGAGAAATTAAAAAGAAAGGTGATTTCCTCACTGACTTTGAGCTTCACAAGAATAAGTCAGCTAGGATTGTACCTATTGCTCTCGAGCTTTATTATGTTCATGATATCCCTGTGGCTGATACCATTCGTAATCATACAAACATATATGACTATTGTCTCAGGCAAAAGGCAAGCAAAGACTTTCACTACGAGGGTCACAGCAAAGAAAACAAAACAATCTACAACAAACTGATTAGATATTATGTATCTAACACTGGTGAGAAGCTATTGAAGGTGAAGAACAAAGACTCAGATAGTGGTGCAGCTGATGTAATACAAGTGGAGGCAGGTGAATGGGTGATGCATGTATGTAATTATCTATTACCAGATCATTCATTAGAAAACATCAATCATGCATATTATATTGAACGTGCTGAGACAATCATCAATAAGATACAGTTTGCAGGTAGAAAGAGAAAGATTATTATTAACCCCAATCAATTAAATTTATTCTAATGGCAACAAGAAAAACAAAAATAGAAGAAAAGAAATACATTGTAGTGTATGAGGATACTGAAGCTTGGGTAATTGGTAACAAACAGGACATTATTAATGATTTTGATGAGAGTCCTGAGACATATATAGATCAAGCTGACAAAATTAAAATATATGAGCTTGGTGAGCCTATCCCATTTAGTTTTATAACACCTCAAATAGTATTATAATGGACAACAAACATAAAGCAGCAGAATTAGTATTGGAATTCCTACCAATTATAGGACAAGATCCATATACAGGTATAGATGTAGCTAAGAAATGTGGTAAAATAGTTGCAAAGCTATTAATGAAAGCACAACAAGAAGGAGATACGTATGACTACGATGAAATAGTTAAACTTATAGATACATTCTAATGGCAAAGATAAATAGAGAAACAATAGCTGAACATTTAATTGATTATCAATTAGGTATGATAGATAAGTCTATGCAAGAAGCATATATGACAAAAGAATGGTATAGTAAATGGACCATGACAACAGAACAACATGAAGTGTTCAAAGCTTATGCATTACCACTAATTAAAAAAGTGTTTAAATGCAATAAATCAAAAGCTGAGAATACATTTGATTGGTTTGATCTGCAGTTTGGTCTACGTATTAAAGATTAAAAAAACAAAATTATGGGAGCATGTCAATTTAAAGAAAGAGGAACTGGTAAAACAGCACAAGAAGTATATAGAAAACTTTGTGAAATAGCTGAAGAAGAATATGGTCATCAAGAAGGATATAATGGTACCATTAGCACTACAAGTGGATTTAGAGATGAAACAGAAGCATATAATAAAAGCAAGTTTAAAGATGTATCTGCTTACATATACAATAGATTTGATAGTCATGTTATGAACAAACGTGATTGTTCAGCTATATGTGTTAGACAACCTGTTCCTAATAAAAATAAGACTAAGTCTCAAGTGGAGCACATAGTTACACCTGGTACCAAGAAGTGGATACTTAAGTATTTTGTATATTCTGGTTATGATACTTTTATTGGTGCATATCTTACTAAAGGCGAAGCTGTTACAAAAGCTAGAGCACATACAGAAAAGACAATAGAATCTACATATATAACAATGGAGAAGGTTCTTGATAAAGCTAATAAGACAGTAGCTAAGATAACATACAAGAAATCCACTACTGAAAGAGATGGAGAGTGGGTTTTCTTTGGTTATGCAGCAGAATAAAACAATACATATGAACATATTACACATCAGTGATACCCATTGTATGCATGATCAATTCCCTGAAAAAAGATTTGAAGGAATAGACATGGTGATACATAGTGGTGATTGCTCTAATAGTCCATTCTTAGAATCTTCTAAAAGAGAGATAACAGAGTTTTTAGAATGGTATGAAAAGGTGCCTGTCAAGTATAAGCTATTTGTAGCAGGCAACCATGATACAGCTATTGATAGAAAACAAATAGAATATTCTGATATGATATTAAAAGATATCATCTACTTAGAGAATGAATCTATTGAGATAGAAGGTCTGAAGATATGGGGAAGTCCTATCACACCAACGTTTGGTGAATGGTCTTTTATGAAGGCTAGAGACAAAACACATTTTGTATGGGATACTATTCCAGATGATACAGATATATTAGTTGTACATGGACCACCTAAAGGTGTGCGTGATCTTACATACAATAGAGAAAACAAACTTGAAATGTGTGGTGATAAAGCTCTTGCAACAGCTGTGATGAGAGTGAAGCCAAAGCTAGTGCTATTTGGACACATACATAACTTTAAGGATATTGAAAATCAAGGAGTTAGCACTTACCATAGGCTACCAAAGACAACGTTTTCTAATGCATCATGCGTAGAAGATGGAAAGTTTGCTTATGGATTAACATCATTTGGTAATATATTTAAATTATAAACTATGGATATATCAGCATGCAATGGTGGTAGTTGTCTATTAAGATTAAACTGCCACAGATACACTTGTAAAAAAGAAGAACTAGGACAATCCTATTTTAGTGACCCTCCATATAAATTAGACTTTATGTTTGATGAAAATAATAATGGTCTTGGTGTTGCAACATTAAGTTGTTCTTATTTTTGGAACAATAAAGAATATAAAGATGAAAAACCTAAAAATAAATGATGATTGGGAAAGAGAATCCCTCAAGGATTTAGTATATTTGCAGGAGGAAATAGCTACAATTGAGCAGGACATGCACAAATTTCTTAACAGACAACCTGCTAAGATAGAAGTTATTGACAGGGACAAAATACTAAACAGAAAACATGAACATCAAAATGACGTTCTCCCATTTTGAGGAGCTAATTAAGTCTGGGTATAGCCTAGACATGTTATTTTTCATTATGTTAGTTGAAGATGGATCAGATGTAGACAGTCTGTGTGAAGCACCAAAGATAAAGATGCTCCACCAAACTGTACGCAGAAAGGGTCTGTTGTCAGAAACTAATAAAGTTACTATTCTTGGTAAGGAACTACTTGCTTTTCTAAATGAAGAACAGGAAACAAAGATGCCTAAGAAGAAGAAAACAGATACTGACTTTGATAAGTGGTGGAGTGTGTATCCAGGTACAGACACCTTCACTTACAAAGGACAGTCATTTACAGGTACACGCAGCATGCGTGCAAAGAAAGAAGAATGCAAAGTGAAATACAATAGTACACTTGGAGAAGGTGATTACACAGCCAAAGAGCTAATGGCAGCTTTGGAATATGAAATCTTACAGAAGAAAGAGAATTCAATCAAGACAAAGACTAATAGACTTACATTTATGCAGAACAGTCTCACCTATCTCAACCAGAGGTCATTTGAACCCTTCATTGAGTTGATAAGAGATGGTAAGACAATCAAAGAATCTGCTGAACCAATTAAAGGAATGGATATATGAGTTTTGAAGATTTAAAACGAGAAGTTCAAGCTGGCTTAGATGGTAGAAACAATGGTATACCTATGGGCTTTGAGAGATTGAACAAATACATTGGTATCAGAAAAGGTATGTACACTCTGATTGGTGGTCTCACTGGTTCAGGCAAGACTAGCTTTGTAGATGATGCTTACGTTTTAAATCCATTTGATTGGTTTATCAGTCAGAAAACTCCAGGAGTTAAGCTAAAGATTATCTATAGATCCATGGAGCGTAGCAGAACATATAAGTTTGCCAAGTGGATTAGTAGAAAGATCTTTCTAGACCATGGCATAATCATACCTGTATCCAAGCTATTAGGTTGGACAGACAAGATGAGTCATGATGAGCACGATCTGTTCCTTATGTATGAGGATTATATGGACAGCATGAAAGACGTAATCACCATTATTGATGGACCAGAGAACCCAATTGGTATAGCAAAGCATCTAAGAGACCACGCATTAGCTAATGGTGTAATAGAAGATGTAGATCAATACAACAAGAAGTACATTCCTAACAATGAGAATGAAATCACTATTGTTGTTGTTGACCATATAGGCCTATTAAAGCCAACTAAAGACTATCCCACAAAGAAGCAATCCATAGATAAGATGTCAGATGAGCTTAGATATGCTCGTGACATGTATGGATATACTCCTGTGATTGTCAGTCAGTTCAATAGAGACATATCCAATCCTATTAGAATTAAGAATGGTGACGTAGAACCACAGCTAGAAGACTTTGCTGAGAGCTCACAGACACAAAATGATGCTGATGTAGTCCTAGCACTGTTTGACCCTATGAGATATAAGGTACCAGACCCTAGTGGATATGATGTAAACAAATTAAGAGATGAGTTTGGTGCAAAGTATTTCAGATCATTGAGACTAATTAAGAATAGTTATGGGGAAGATGATGTGAGAATAGGACTAGGCTTTCTTGGTCACGTTGGTATGTTCAAAGAGCTACCAAAGGTTAAATACATGAATGAAAACGTGTATAATGAAATTATTAATAAAACTTTCTTTTTAAATAAATGATATGAAATTAAATGTAAAAATGTACAATACACTACCTACAAGCAAGAGTCATTGGTGGCAGGTAGTATTATTTCCCACTGTGAGCCTAATGAATAACATACAGAAGCATGATCCATATTTGGCTGTGAATGTAGAATATTTATTTTGGTCAATTACAACAATATTAAGCTATGGCAAAAAAGGAACTCTCGCTACGAGATAAGAGACAACAAGAGTTTGCTCAGGTGTTTTTAGATCATGGTGAATTTGGTATATTAAACCTATGTCCTAGGTTTGGTAAGATAAATGTGTCCATTAATATATTAGAAAAACTGGACAAAGACATCAACATTCTCATAGCATATCCTGACATAAAGATTAAGAATGCATGGGAAGAGCATTTCCTGGCTAGAAAGTATAAGAATAGGAATATGACTTATACCACCCACATGTCGCTTAAAAAGCACACAGGTGGTGTTTATGACATTGTTATACTAGATGAGATACATTTACTCTCTGAAGCACAAATAGAGGCTGTAAAGGAGCTAAAATGCATTAGTGTGCTTGGATTAACAGGTACACTCTCATCACATACAGAACAAACATTAGGAACAGAGCTAAAACTACCTGTCTTAGCTACTTATTCCATAGATCAGGCCATTAAAGAAGGAGTTGTAACAGACTATGAAATCACAGTGGTAGGGGTAGCACTTGATAACACAGTACAGAACAACTACAAAGGTAAATGGAAAACTGAAAAACAGCAGTTTGATGCATATGGTTGGGTGATAGATCAACTGGAAAAGACTGGCAAGAGCACAATGTTCTTACGTCTAGCTAGAATGAGACTCATTCAGAATAGCATTGCTAAGCTGCATAAGACACAAGCCCTATTAAAGGCACATAAAGATGATCGTGTCCTAGTGTTCTGTGGTCTGACGAAGATAGCAGATTCACTAGGCATTCCTGTCTATCATAGCAAAGCAGGAGATAAACAAATCTTTGATGACTTTGCTACAGGTAAGGGAAACCATTTAGCTGTGGTGAAGATAGGTAACACTGGTGTAACGTATAAACCACTTAATCGTGTGATTATCAATTACTTTGATAGCAATGGTGAAAACCTAGCACAAAAGATTAATAGATGCATGGCTATGGAATACAATACACCTGATAAGAAATCACACGTTTACATTGTATGCTCTACAGAAGATGTAGAAAAAAAGTGGCTTAGAAAAGCACTAGAATTTTTTGATAAAGACAAAATTAAATATGTATGAAAGTAGATTTAGTTGAACAAATGGAACCATTTAGCGACAGCCCTTGGTATGGTGTAAGAGTGAATGGTTCATCAGTAAAATGGAGTAGAGATAAAGAAGTTGCAGAGGCTATTTATAATGATATAATTAATAATATAGATTCAACAAAAACTAAAGAAATTATTTTGAAATCTCAAGAAGTTGATGTACCTTTGGAGGAAACAAATCAGTAAAAAACATGGCAAGCAAATTAATTGGAATTGTTGGTTCAACAGGAACTGGCAAGTCAACATCAGTGAAACATTTAGATCACAAAGAAACATTCATCATTAACGTAGCAAAGAAAGAGCTTCCTTTTAAAGGAGCAGAAAAGCTATACAATGCTGAGAACAAGAATTACAAGGAAATAGATGATGCTATTACTATTGTACAACAATTAGTAAAGATATCAGAAGGACAACCTCACATCAAAAACGTCATTATTGAAGACTCTAATTACATTATGGGTTTCAATATTGTATCAAAAGCTGACCAAGTGGGATTTACCAAGTTTACGCTAATGGCTAAAGACATGGTGGAACTATTTAGAACAGCAAGGAAGTTAAGAAATGATCTTAAAGTGTTCTATTTCACACACCCTGAAACTATTGAAGATGGTGGTGAGATTATAGGATACAAAATTAAGACAGCAGGTAAGTTGATTGACAATCAGATTGTATTAGAAGGATTGTTAACAATATGCTTGTACACACACGTGGAAGAAGGTAAAGATGGCACAGCCACATATAACTTTGTAACTAACAGGTTCAAGAAGTATCCAGCAAAGAGTCCAGATGGTATGTTTGCTGAAATCAAGATACCTAACAACTTACAAGAAGTAGTTAATGCAATAGACAATTATTATCAATAAACAATTAAAATCAGAAAAAATGAGTAACATTGGCGGAGAAAAAAGAGAAACCCCACAGTTTGAAGACAAAGACTTTCCTAAAAAGGTTGGTCTATTTGAAGCAAGAGTGGTAGCAATCAACCCTACAAGGGAAGAGTATTCAGACATCTTAGGAAGACAACTAAGTGAAGAAAGCAAAGCAACAAATTATCTAGGCACAAGTAAAGATGGTAATGCAAGATTACGTTTAGATGTTTGGTTAGAAGAAATTAAGTCAGCAGAGAAATTCAAGTTGACATTCTTCATAGAGCAAAAAGAGAAAGAAAATAGAGATGGTACAAAGAAGCAGTACATTAACAATGTAGGACGTTGTACTTGGGCAGATAGTCCTAACAACTTGCCATCATGGTTCAAAGAAAGAGAGAATCGTGTAGCATATGTAGGAGAAGAAGACTTATATAATTTCTTACGTTCTTGGTTAAGCTTAATTGACTTCAGTAAGAAGACAGCTACATTAGAAGTTGAATTCAACAAGTTAATAAAGGGTAATGTAAAAGAACTTAAGGAGCAAATCAATGGTGAGTGGGCTACAAACATTGTTGCCTTAGCTACAATCAATAGCAAAGAGACAGAAGAGGGAACTAAAGAATTCCAAACTGTTTACAACAAAGCGTTTATACCTTCTTATAGCATGAAAGCATTTAGATTGATAGACTATAATAAAACTGAAACTGTAAGTGCATTACGTCAAAAGAGTTCTAAAGACTTAAAACCTCACGAGCGTTTTGTAATTAACGTTACAGGTGAGTATGGATGTAAAGACTTCTATACATTCCAGGAGTTAAAGGATTACAATGCTGATGATAACTTAGTATCATCTGACAAGGTGATTGCAGACGATGATAGTGATTTTTAGTGTGCCCCCCAAAATAAGAATAGGCCTCACTTATGTGGGGCCTTTTCATTAAATTTATATTATGATTAGTGGAGAAAGAAAGACAAAGCTATCTATAGAGGCCATCCTAAGCAGGATATCAGAGTATGATATATTTAGGTATTATATGCCTAATCAAGATTGGAAGATTAATAGAGTGACTTATTCTCCCTTCAGGCATGAGAACAACCCATCATTTATGATTGGTAATAAGCTAGGCTATCTTATGTTTATAGACTATGCTGACACCAGTAGACGTGGTGATTGCTTCAACTTTGTTCAGACATTGAATAATCTTCCTAGCATGAGTCACACCTTGAAATTGATAGATAGAGACTTTGGTCTTGGTCTGTCTACAGGTGTAGTGACAGGAGAGTATAAGAAGATTATATCTGACTACAAACAGCCTGAGATAGAGAAGAGGTATTCTCTCATCCAAGTGAAGGTTAGGAAGTTTACACAAGAAGAGCTAGAC